CACTAATCTCTCTTGATATATTAGTGCTAATTGACACCACTTGATAAAAAAAGTATATATATACTCTTAAAAGGTGTCAAAAAAAACGGGATAATACTCCCGTCTCAAACTCGCAGGTGTGGAGGTGTTAGGAGGAGGACAGAGGACGGACTTTCCGAAGATCAGGGGTAGTTGGCGGCGATATAACGACGAGGTACGAGGAGGCCAAAAAGCCGCCTTCAGCCCCTGAGCTGAGTTAGGACAACCGGAGTCCTGACTCCTAATAAAAAAATCTAAAAAACCTATAAAAACTAAATTTCGGTAATAAAATTTAATAACTTATGCCCGCAAGCCTACTGGTAAGGCTTGCGGGCCAAAACTAAAAACTATGCCACTAGACCCCGGATGGGCTGCTGCGGCGCAAGGCGCTGGCTCTATTCTTGGCGATGTCGCCAATCTCTTTGGTCAATCCAAAGCAAATAAACAATCTGAACAATTTCAAAAAGACATGTATGGTCAACAACGCGCAGATGCGCTGTCTGACTGGAATATGCAAAATGCCTATAACTCCCCTGCTGCTATTATGCAACGGTATCGGGATGCTGGCTTAAACCCAAAACTGATATATGGAAACAGCGGAAATGCATCGCCTGCAATTCGTTCTTCTAGTCCTGGCTCTTTTACTGCTCAACCCCTTCGCGTTAATTCTCCTGGGCAAATTGGTTCTGCCTTTTCTACGTACTACGATCTCAAACTTCGCGAAGCGCAAACAAACAACGTTGCGGAAAATACAAAAGTGGCTGTGGCGGAACAAGCTAACAAAGCGGCAAATACGCTAGCTACTCTCTCAAACATTGACAGGGTAAAAGCTATTACAATGGGAATCGATTACGATAACATCGTGAAAGGTGCAACTCTTGATTATCAAATTGAAGCAAAACGTCTAAACAATGAACAAACGGAAGCTAACATTAATCGCACAAATGCAGGTACGATTGCTACTCTTGATGAGAATGATCGTAGAAACGCAATGCAGGGCCCGAATCTTCAAAGTGCTGCTATACGTGTGTTACAAGGTCGTCTTGAACTTGCTCGTACTGACGCAGATATTAGTCGCCTTAAGGCTCAAATTGAAAACATTCAAAAGGACAGTAAAATCAAAGATTACGAAATCGATCTTAACTCAAAGGGCATGACTAAAGGTGATGAACTCTATTGGCGTGCTATTCAAAAAATAGTGTCTGGTCTTAACCTTCAGGATGCTGCTAAAGGATTACCAATGCCCGATCTTGGTAATTGGGATCCCGCTCGCCGGGCTTTCAAAAATATCGGTGATACATCTAAATACAAAAAACGCTAAAACAAAAAGGAGGTATTCTATGGCTTATCGTCGTCGTGGTGGTCGCGGCCGTTCTCGCGGTCGTCGTCATTCTAGAACTCGACAGAAAAAAACTTACTACGTGTCTCGTGGTGGAATTAGATTGTAAACAATAGGCCCGTCAAATCCGTGACGGGCTTACTAAAAATTCTCAATGAAACAGAACTTATTCAACTCAGTCAAAATGACAAGGCCGGATAAAAATGCATTCGACCTTACTCATGATTTCAAATTTACTTGTAACATGGGCGAATTAATCCCGATATGCTGCATAGATGCAATACCCGGTGATAAATTCGACATCTCTGCCGAAAGCTTGCTGCGCTTCTCGCCTCTCGTCTCTCCTGTTATGCACAGGATGGACGTTACTATTCATTACTTCTTTGTTCCAAATCGTATATTATGGGAACAATCATGGCAGGACTTCATCATGAATGGCAATGATGATGATTCTGGAACGACGGTTCCTGTATGGCCTTACTTGACTGTGGGTGATGCTACCTATAGTCCTGCTGCCCCTTACAACAGGCTGATGGATTATCTTGGAATCCCTACTCCTATTGGTACAAACACGGAAAGAGTTAGCGCGCTTCCGTTCGCTGCTTATAACAAAATCTACAACGATTATTATCGTGATGAAAACTTGGTGCCTAAAGAGCGTGATGTTCTAAGTGCAGGTGAGAACGGTGATGGCAGCGATTTCTTATTTACTATTCAAAAGCGCGCGTGGGAGCATGACTATTTCACGTCTGCTCTGCCGTGGGCTCAAAAAGGTGGTTCAGTAAACTTGCCGATCGGTGCAGGTCTTAACAATGTCCCTGTAGTGGCTTACACTCCGGCGGCACCTGTTCCCGGTACTTCGGTTATTGCTAACAGTTATAATGTAGACAATGTCGCAGATGTTAACCCCGGTCCTAGAGATTACCAACTCATGGCTAAAACTCAAGGCCTATCGATCGGCTCGACGACTATTAATGATCTCCGCCGAGCTTTTAGACTTCAAGAGTGGATGGAAAAAAATGCACGTGGTGGTACGCGTTACATCGAGAACATACTTGCCCACTTCGGCGTTAAAAGTTCAGATAAACGGCTACAGCGTCCCGAGTACATCACCGGAGTCAAGTCACCGGTACAAATATCAGAGGTACTTAACACAACCGGAACTGATGACCTACCTCAAGGAAATATGGCGGGACACGGAATCGCTGTCACGTCTGGAAAGTATGGTCATTACTTTTGCGAAGAACACGGGATTATCATGGGAATAATGTCGGTGATGCCTAAAACTGCTTATCAGCAGGGCATCTCACGCATGTTCCTAAAATCTGACCCGTTGGATTACTTCTGGCCTTCATTCGCACATCTCGGCGAACAGGCTGTACAAAATCGTGAAGTATATGCCTTTCAGGGTGCTACTGCTGGAGATGGTACATTCGGATATGTACCTCGTTATGCTGAATATAAATTTGTTCAAAACCGGGTCGCTGGTGACTTTAGAGATACTCTAAGTTTCTGGCATCTTGGTAGGATATTCGGCTCCGCTCCTGCGCTAAATGATGAGTTCATAAAATGCGACCCCAGGACGGATATCTTCGCTATTACTGATCCTGACGAGGATAAACTGTATGTGCATGTGTTAAATAAAATTCGTGCAATACGCCCCATGCCAGTGTTCGGTACGCCGTCGTTCTAATGTGTATGACGCCATTTAATATCAAAATGGATGCTTTAGGAAAAACCGTTCCAGTCCCCTGCGGGAAATGTCCGGAGTGCATCGCACGTCGGGTATCAAACTGGTCATTTCGATTAATGCAGGAAGAAAAAATATCTACAAGTGCCTATTTCATAACGTTGACTTATGACACAATACATATTCCTATTTCTGAAAAAGGATACATGGTATTATCGAAGCGTGACCTCCAACTATTCTTTAAACGATTACGTAAAGCACATGGGAAGTTGGACGGAAAGTCCATTAAGTACTATGCTGTGGGAGAATATGGAGGACGCTCTGCTAGACCGCATTACCATGTCATTCTATTCAACGCTAAGATTGAATTGATTCAACCCGCATGGGGACTTGGTTCTATTCACTATGGTGAAGTATCAGGGGCCTCAGTTGGATACACACTAAAGTATATTTCTAAACCTTCTAAAATTCCGGCTCATGCAAAAGATGATCGTATTCCGGTCTTCTCCCTCATGTCCAAAGGCATTGGAGCAAACTATCTATCTGCCGCTATGGTTAAATGGCACCGCGATAAAATCTGGGAGCGTGGCTACTGCAACGCTGAAGCGGGTAAAAAAATCGCTATCCCACGGTACTATAGGGAGAGAATCTACAGCGATGATGAACGGCACTTTCTCGCTACGCTCCACAAAGTTCGGGCGGACGTGTCGCTTAAGGAAGAATTGGTTGAAGATCATCTCTACTGGAAAAACAAAGCCGACCGTGATCTGAGGGACTTTGAAAAGCAAAACAAAAACTCAATTAAACGTGATCAATTATGAACCCAATCTATCGGCATTATGGCAATGCGAGACAATTCGAGCAACAGGTCGAAAAAAATTCAGGTATCTCAGAAGCGGTACCTGATCAAAACATGTCTATTCGTGAAATCGTTGAACGCTATGCGAGGGGTCTACCAATCAATGGGAACGTCAAGGTTCCCCTCTACGAGTATGACGAGGAAAATGATCAGTACATGCCTGATCTCTCAAAAATGGACAAAGCTGATCGCATGATGGCTATTCAGGAAGCTTCTGAGGAACTCTACTACTTAAACCAAACTCTTAAACAAAATGCTCAGGATAAAGCTGACAATGATGCAGCAGCAGATAAAGCAAGACTTGCTGCTCTCGAATCTAAACTATCCGAACTGGGTGAGGAACCTACAAAAAAGGGCGGCGGTGCCGCCCCTGACGGAAAAACTGCCTCTTAACAGTACCCTAAAAAACTTGGGGGACGAGGGGCAAAGCCCCACGCTATCGTTTCGCCAGGACAACTTGTTGTCCTAGCCGAAACGCTAAAAGCACTAATCTCTCTTGATATATTAGTGCTAA